TGCCGCACTGAATAAGAAAGATGGTAGTAGAAAACAATTCATTAGTAGATTTGATAAAGGTGTATTAGTGGAGTTTGACTATGATGCATATCACCCAAGGTTGATTGGTGATAAAGTTAAGTATGAGTTTCCAAATGGTAGTGTTCACCAACACTTGGCAGACACTTATGGATTGAGTTATGATGATGGTAAGGCATTAACATTCAAGTATTTATATGGTGGTATCACACATGAAATAATAAATAATCCTTTCTTCAGTAAAGTGGATAAGTATGTTCAAAAACTTTGGAACACTTGGAAAGGTAATAAAATCATAAAATCTGATATTTATAATAGAGAAATAAGCAGAAAGAATCTATCTGATATGAATCCTAATAAATTATTTAATTATATGATTCAGTTGATGGAGACAGAAAACAACATGGCGGTCTTAGAACAACTCTTACCTACTATAGAAGATAATCGTAGTAAGTTAGTTCTTTACAATTATGATGCGTTCTTGTTTGACTTTGATATATCAGAAGGTTTGGACTATTTAAACAATGTTAAAAAGATACTTGAACAAGATGGTAAGTATCCAACAAGAGTTTCAATGGGTAGTAATTACCATGAGATGAAAGACATAACGGAGAAATTTAAATGATTAAACTATCAAAACTTATCAATGAAAAAGATGAAGGTTTGAGTAATCCAGTTGTACAGAAAATTGATTTCAATAAACCAACCGTAATACATATCTCAGATGAAGAGATGAAATTATTACATCAAGATAAACGATTAGAAAAGAATGGAATAACAATCATATTTGGTGATGAAAAACGAACTAAATAAAATACTAACCGAATTATCCTATCGTGTTAAAGATGGGGTGCCTAATTTAAACAACGAACAACACTTAATTAAATTATATGATGTGTTGAAAGAGTTTAACTGGTCAATAGAAGCACGCGTAGAACTCATACAGAATCTTACTGAATCTGAAGCAGGTGACCAAGCAAAGAAACTTGGATTAACACATATGGGATTTGGTAATTATGGTAAAGATGATAAAGTAACTCACACTTCAAAAGATGGTGAATTAGTTCCTGTCGGTGGAAGTGGAGGCGATGATAGTGAAAAAGGTGAAAAAGAACAACCAAAAAGTGAAAAAGATAAGTCACTAAGTGATGTTGATAATGAGTATTATCAAAAAGATGTAGAACCAAGTGATGAGGAATATGAAAAGTCTAAACCTGAACAACAAAAATTAAAAGAGGGTGAGAGTCCAACAAAGTTACCAGATGATGTATTTGGTTCACCATCTAAAGTTCCAAAGAAATATATTAAACTTGTAGAAAGATTAATCAATTCAAGATATATAAATCAAGTTACACCACCTATCACATCAATGATTAATGCATCAGGTGCGGGTAAGATACAGGCACAAGCTGCAGAGGTATTATCTATGATTGGCCCAACACTTACTGATGATGAGATGAAAAATCTTATGGATACAATCAGAAAACACAATGAAAAATTACCACAACAAATGAGAAAACTAAAAGATGGAACTTTAGTTTCGTATAAACCACCAAGATATGAAAAGGGTAGTGAACCTATATTATCAGAGGATTGGTTACAATCAGTTGAAAGTGTTCGTGGTGGTATAAAATCAAGATTGGATGCAACTTATGGTGAGGGTAATTGGGAAGTTGAAAATGGTGCATGGGATTTAAAAGGTGATGTAGAGGCCATGGGGTTACCAGATTATCAAAAGAACAAAGGATTCTCTACTGATATGTATTTGAGAGTCAAGACACCAGATGGTAGTGTATTAGATGAAGTTAGTTTGAAAAAGAATTTGGATATATTTTTATCACAACCATCAGTAAATGCAGTTGATGAGTGGGGTGTTGTTGAAGATAAAAAAGAATATGATGAGATTGTAAGAAAGAAACAAGAATTAAAAAGTGCAGGAAAAGATAAAGGTAAGGAATACAAAGAGTTAACAAAGAGACAGAAAGAAATATTACAGAAATCAAATGATAATATACCTGAAGAGGCAAATCCTAAAAAGTTTAATAAAAAAACAACACAAAGTGCATCTAATTTCTTTGAGAATGTATCTGAAGAACAACATGGTAAGTTACAAGATTTAGATGAAAATGATGATGAGTATATTACTAAGTTATCCAAGATTACTGGTCAAACAGAATCTTATTGTAAAGTGTTAGTTAAAACGATGAAGAGTTTGAAACATCCATATAGTAAAGAAGAATTAAGACAAGCAATGATTGATAATGGATTCAATGCGAAGAAAACTACAGGTAAGTATCAAGATAAATTCTCAGTAATGATGATGAGAACTTTGGGTGGTGAACCAATTAATGATGATTCTGCATCAGAAAGTTTAAACAATCATTTACAAATAGGAAAAGATTTTAATAAATCATTTGTAGAGAACATGGTAAAAGAACCATATAAATCAGGTGTAATGAATACCATTAGAGAAAAGTTTCCATTGAAATCTCTCATGGATGGTGAAGAAAAAATGTCTTTGGGTGGTGTTAATGCAGACCCAGAAGTTATGAAAGAGGTATTTGGAACTACTGATTATGATAAAGTTCAAGAAAAATTAACTATACAAGGGCCAGATGATAAGGGTGAATATCAATTAGTATTTCAGGCAGAAGTAGGTGGTGATGTAGTTCCTATTTCTACTATTGCACCAAGACAAAGAGGATTGGGATATGAACCTGTGGTTAACTTGGAAATGAATCTACATCCTGTAATGAAAGAAAAGTTATATTGTGCCAATAAGAAAATCGGTAGAGATGTACCAGAGGCCGAACAATACGATAAAAAATATAAGTGTGAGGTATAATATGAGGACTCAATTACTATGTACATTTACTAAACAAGACAAACTAAATGAATCTATTGATATCATAGTTTCTTGTAATAAAATTTTATATGATAAGGTTTATGTCTTTACAGATGTAAATGACCCATCACAATTGTTATGCACTTACAATGTGGAATTCAATGAAGACTTTCAAGAACCAACTATAGATACTATATCTCTTCATAGAAAGAAACAATCAAATACACTCTACACAATCAATGCACTGAATGAAGTTATTCGTTCAAAGAATAATGGAATCTTAGATAAGAAGTTCATGGTTGATTGGGATGAGTTTCAGAACACACTATTATTAACAAATGAAAATGGATTAACAAAGATTCCTACAAAGATTCATTCCATTATAGATGTTAATGAGTGGTTAAAATAAAAAAAATAAAAAAAAATAAAAAAAAATACGGTTTGGGATTTTTCCAATATATATATAAATATACTTAATAACTTAAGTATTAGTTTTTTGAAAATTTGAAATCAGAAAGTACAGAGAGTAATTAACTTTGTATGGGATTGACCGAATAATGGGTAGACTTTAGAAGCCCATAAGGTAATCTGAGATGAGTTTGTGGTGAACCTACCGAGGTTAGAATAATTTTGGTAGTTGAGACATCAATCATTTAATGTACTTGAAGAAAAAACAATAGAAACGATTCTATTGACCTTGTTGTGGGTAAGGGTAATACTGAAATCCCACTTTATGACTGAATCAATCTAATCTTGGAGAGATAAGGTAATGATACAGAGGTTGTACTCACTTCAATGAGATTAACCATCTTGAGAAGAATCATCGTAACTGATGGGTATTAGGTACAAGGTAGAAAAAATCCAAGCTTCAAGTTGTAGGTAATCGTTAGTCCTACATCCCCATAGATTTCATAAAATTAAAAAAATGGTCACACGATTTTTAGTTTCCACCTTATATACAAACTTAAAAACAAGATGACCATTTTTTTTGCAAATAATAAAAATAAATCCGTTTTTTACAAATATATATGATATATATTATTGTATCAAGGTTACACTTGAATACCAATTAACAATTAAACATAAAACAATAGGAGATAAATAATGGACTTAAATGCTATTCGTAAGAGGTTATCACAACTTCAAACTACAAACAACAGAACATCAAGTCTTTGGAAACCACAACCAGGTAAAACTCAAATCAGAATCGTACCTTACAACTTAAATAAGGACAATCCTTTCATTGAGTTATTTTTCCACTACAATCTCAACAATCGTTCATATCTTTCACCAATATCATTTGGTAGACCTGACCCGATTGAAGAGTTTGCACAGAAACTTCGTGGAAGTGGTAACAAAGAAGATTATCAATTGGCTCGTAAATTAGAGGCAAAAATGAGAACTTTTGCACCAGTCGTAGTCAGAGGTGAGGAATCACAAGGAGTAAAATTTTGGGGATTCGGTAAAACCGTATACCAAGAACTACTTTCTGTAATTGCAGACCCAGACTATGGTGATATTACAGACCCAGTTAATGGTCGTGATGTAGTTGTTGAGTTCATATCAGCAGAGGAGACTGGAGCCAGTTATCCTACTACTAAGATTAGAGTAAAACCTAATCAAACACCAATTTCAGATGAACCTGAAATCTTGGAAAAAGTAAAAGACCAACAAGACATTACTGAAATTTATCAAGAGTTATCTTATGATGACTTATCAGGAGTATTAAACGAATGGTTAAACCCATCCGATGATGATACCGAAGGTGAGGAATCAACAACAGATACCGTAACAACTTCTGAATTAGAATCTTCCAAAGTGAAAGATACATCAGAAGCATTTGATGAATTATTTAATTCATAAACAATAACAATATAGTGTGTGGTAACATACAAGAAAAGTAGAGATGGGTGTTATTGTATTCCCTAACTACACACTATTTTAACTTAGGAGAAAATGAATGTCAGTAAATGATGGATTGGCCGATACTTTGGCAAGTAGTCTAAACAAAAAGTTTAAAGATAACAAAGTGGCATACTTCTTAGATGGAAGTGATACCACACCAACAGATATAAAAGATTTTATATCTACAGGTAGTTCTATGTTAGACTTGGCAATATCAAACAGACCAAATGGTGGTATTGCAGTTGGACGAATCACAGAAATCAATGGATTAGAATCAAGTGGTAAATCATTACTTGGTGCACACATTCTTGCAGAAACTCAAAAGAAAGGTGGAGTTGCAGTTTATATAGATACTGAGACTTCAGTTTCCCAAGAGTTTATGGAAGTGATTGGTTTAGACTTAAATAAAATGTTATACCTACATTTGGAAACCGTAGAAGATATCTTTGAGGCAATTGTAGAAATCGTAACTAAAGTAAGAGAATCAGACAAAGATAGATTAGTAACTATTATGGTTGATTCACTTGCAGCCGCTACTACGAAAGTAGAGTTGGAAGCAGACTTTGATAAAGATGGTTGGGCAACTGCCAAGGCCATTATTATATCAAAGGCGATGAGAAAAGTTACTCAGATGATTGGAAGACAAAAGGTTGCACTTGTGTTTACTAATCAATTAAGACAAAAACTTGGAGTAATGTTTGGAGACCCTTGGACAACAAGTGGTGGTAAGGCATTACCATTCCATGCTTCAACAAGAATTAGATTGAAGAACATGGGACAAATCAAAGACACAGGTAAGAATGTACTTGGTATGAAGTGTAGGGCACAGATTGTCAAGAACAGACTTGGCCCACCTTTGAGACATGCAGACTATGATATGTACTTTGATAGAGGTATAGATAATTATGGTGCATGGTTAACCGTACTGAAAGAACACAAGTTAGTCAAAACTGGTGGAGCATGGTATACTTTAGTAGACCAAAATGGTGAAGAACATAAGTTCCTATCTAAAGATTGGGAAGACTTAATCACCGAAAATGATGAACTAAGAGAGTATGTATACAAAATCATTTGTGACAAGGTTATATTACAATACAAGGAAAAACTTGGTATTGATGATGTAGAGTTTACAGATGAGGTTCTCGGTGACTAATAAAAGATATCTTTCAATACTTGATGAGATAAAAAAATCTGGCGGTAAAGTAGATAGTGGTGAACCAAACGACTCGGTTTTACTTATAGATGGTCTGAACACTTTTATTAGAGTGTTCTCCGCAATACCAACTACTAATGATGATGGGGTTCACATTGGTGGAATAGTTGGTTTTTTAAGGTCAGTTGCGTTCGCTGTAAATATGGTAAGACCTACCCGAACTATCATTGTATTTGATGGTAAAGGTGGGTCTAACCGCCGTAGAAAAATCTTTCCTGAATATAAAATGGGAAGAAAAATGTCTCATCGTTTGAACAGAGCAAACGATTACTTAACTCGTGAAGACGAAAAAAAGATGATGATTCATCAATTGAATCGTGTGGTTGAGTATCTTGAATGTTTACCTTTGACTATAATCAATATGGATAATATTGAGGCAGATGATGTTATTGGTTATTGTAGTAAACATATTTTCAAAAAGAAAGTTACTATAATGTCTACTGATAAAGACTTTTTACAATTAGTAGATAATAGGATTCAAGTATACTCACCAACTAAAAAACTAATGTACGATGAAGAACGAATTAAGAATGAGTTTGGAATTAATCCTAAAAACTTTTTACTATTTAGAGTTTTAGATGGAGACAAATCAGATGGTATACCTGGTGTACATGGAGCTGGACTAAAGACTTTACTTAAAAACTTTCCATGGTTGAGTGAAGATATAAAGTATACCATCAATGATTTACTGAAGAGTGCATCTACAAAAAGAAAACATGTAAAATTATGTGAAAAGATTTGTGACTCTGAAGAACAATTACTAATGAATAGAAGATTGATGGACTTGGATGATGGTATCATGGGTGGTAATAGTAAACTAAAAGTTCAAGACATTACATCACAACCAATTCAAAGAATAATAAAACACAAGTTTCAGAAAATGTTTCTTGAAGATAAAATGTATACTGCACTACCTAACTTGACAAGTTGGTTGGCAACTACATTTAATAGATTGAATCATATGGCGGAGAAAACACATGGGTAGAAAGAGAAAATACCATAGTGAAAAAGAAAGACGAGATGCTCAAAGAAAGTGGCAGATGGAACATTACAAAAGAAATTCAGAAGAGATAAAGGCAAAGGCTCGTCAAAAATATCGTGACTTAAAAAGAAAAGAATTTTATGACAAGAAAGTACAAGATATGTATGGGAACATTGAGTGAGTAAAAGTAAAACATTTTGTCCTTTACCATTTGTACATTTATATGCACAACCTTCAGGTCATGTAAAACCTTGTTGTATTGCAGAAACTATATACTCTCATAATCTAAATAAAGAATCCATAGGTGAAGTATTTAATTCAGAAGAAATGAAAAAACTTCGTATGGATATGTTAGATGGTGAGAGAAATAAACTATGTGATATTTGTTATCTTGCAGAGGATAGAGGTGAGGTAAGTGCACGACAAGGATTTTTAGAACCAGGTAACAATGAGTTTGAAATACCAAAAACTACTGATGGTGAAGTTCCATTAGAGTTTCAGTATATTGATATTAGATTTTCAAATCAATGTAATTTTAAATGTAGGACATGTTGTCATGAGTTCTCATCATCTTGGTATCAACCTGAAATGTTATTAGGTGGTATATCACCTGATGTAAATAAAGTTATCAAAGTAGAAAATAACTTTATGGAAAATCTTAAAAAACATTTGGGTAAACTTAAGAAGATATACTTTGCAGGTGGAGAACCTTTGATTATGCCAGAACACATGGAAATCTTAAAATTCGTTACTGATAAAGAACTAAAGTTACATTTACATTATAATTCTAACATGTCTACATTAAGATACCAAGAAGAATCATTATTCAAATATTGGAACAAGATTAAAGAAAAAGGTACTATCTATATTGCAGTGTCATGTGATGGGTTGTATGACTTGGGTGAATATATTAGGGTAGGTTTCAATCACAAAAAGTTTGTTAAAAATATAGAAAAGTTAAAAGAAAATAATATACCTTATGGTATACAATATACCGTGTCTACATATAACATACATCATATATTTGAATCTATTGAACAATTCATTGATTTGGGTATAGTTCAAAGTACAGATGATATATCATTTCATTATGCATGGGCACCTGATGGAGTATGTGTACAAAATTTACATGAAAGAGAAAAGTTCAAAGTTACAAATACCTTTGAAAAAAATATGAATAAAGTTACAGAAAAAACAAAAGTGGAGTTAAATAATATCCTAAAGTTTATGGGAACAGAAAGTGGAAATCATAAAGAAATAAAAGACTATTATGATAAAATAAATCGTGTGTTTCCGAAATCTAAATGATAATTATAAATGGTTATGAATGAATCTTTAATTAAATATGGAACATCTTTTCAGAGTAAAATAATAACATCTTTGATAGTAGACAATAAGTTTATAAAAACTATTGGTGACATCTTAGAGGTAAGTTATTTTGATTCTGATGCAAACAAGTTTCTTGTTAAATCAATAGTAGATTATTTTGAAAAATATAAATCACCACCAACAATGGAAGCGTTAAAAGTTGTCATTGATGATGTGGAAAATGATACTTTGAAAACTACTATTGTTGATTCGTTACGAGGTGCCTGGCAACATCGTGAGTCACCTGATTTAGAATTTGTAAAAGAAAAAACACTTGAGTTCTGTAAGAATCAAGTTATCAAAAGTGCAATCATGGAATCGGTTGAATTACTTGACAATCAACAATATGATGAAATTAAAGGTGTGATTGATAATGCGATGAAGGCTGGTGTTGAAAGAGATATAGGACACGAGTATATTACAGGTTTTGAAGAAAGAATGAATCAACAATCAAGAAAAACATTACCTACACAATGGGATAGTGTAAATGATTTGATGGATGGTGGACTGGCAGGG